CCTTGTTTGTCTGCTAGCCATGGAATTGCTTTTAATGGAGATGTTGCAACGTGTGTTGCCTCTTTGCCAACCCTAAAGCCATAGATCAATGCCGAGGTAGATAAGGCTGTGCCTAATACAGCAGTGGCCGCGTTGTCTGTTAGTGTTGAATTTTTATCACCAGAGAGGTAGGGGAGTGCTTCTGACATAGAATAGATGCCTCCAAATAAGGCTGGAGCAACAGCAGATGCTCTGTCAATCAAGCCTACATTTGCAGACCTCATAATTGCCTTTTGATGTGATGTGGCCAAGCCAACTGAGTTCATCATTGCTTCGCCGATGCCATAGCCAACAGCAAACTTAGATAATCTTCCTAAGTGATCTGTCATGCCTGAACGGGCAAAGTGCTCCATAGATGTGAAACCGTAGTAGTTCGATACACCGCCACCTCTTACTGGTTGAGAGGCTGCGAGTTGCTCTGTTCCGATTCCACTTCCAAGGAATTGTTGTGCCCAGGTTTTGTTTCTTGCGTCTGCAATGTTTCTAAGTCTGTTTGCGAATTGAACTGCATTCTTTCCGTCGTGTTTAGCCACGGAGCTAAGTTGCTTAGCCAAGTCTTCATAATTTCCATCTAGCTGTCCTTTTACAACCCTTCCTGTGATTTTTTCTTCATCAAATTCAAAATCTTTAATGTCTTTAAATAAACGTCTAGCAAGTTTGACATTCTTTTCTTGTCTAACTCTATCTTTCTTTTTGAGCGTTGCAAACAAAGGTGTTTGACCTGACTCTAGGTCAACCTGATTCCACATGCTTGCAATTCTTTTTTCATTCAAAACGTCTTGATCACTCATGATGTCTATTAAATGCCTCCCTGTTCGCTCTGGCCACGCCAGCAGGCATGGCTGCATAATCCTGTGCTAAAGGTCTGTTTATATCCATTCCGTAAAACTGTCTGAATGTAGGGTCATTGTATTGCCTCATATCCAGTTCTTCTTGTTTTTGTTTAAGATGTTTGACCCTTAAGTCATCATCTATAGTGTCTGTTGATAAGTACAGAAGCCCTAACCCTGCTGTTGCTGCAATCCCTGCTAAACCTTTTTTATGAGACTTTGGCAAAACACTTCTTAAAAACTCACTGCTATCTCTAGCCTCCTGATAGAGTCTTTCTGTTTTAGACATGATCGCACTAGCTGTTCTGTCTGTTTGGTTTGAATTGTTAAGCCTCATAACCCTTATATCGTCTTTAGAGATATTTTCAGGGTCATCCATCACTCTTGTAATGATACTGTTAGTGTCATCAAAAATAGTTTGAATTCTATTTCTAAAATCCTTGTTTTGTAACGCCTGATAAACGGCTTGTCCGTCATAGTTGTTAGACTCTAAAACTGCTTCAAACAGTTTTTGTGCCTGAGTTCCGCCATAATTGTCAGCTATCACTTTGGAGAGTTTTGCTAGTCCTGCTTCTCTAGAAAGATTGTAGTTTGACTTTCTGACTTTGACTTGTTTTGTCTGACCTGTGATTTGGTCTACAACTGAAGCGTTTGAGAAGCCATAATGTTCTGATGCGTCAATCACACCCCCTCTAGAGAGTTTGTCAATATTAGAGAGAACAGATTTAGCGGCCGCCCTTTCTTTTATTGTTCCACTTATAATCTTCATATGCTTAAACAGGTCTAATACTTCAGGACTAGGATTATTATTAACTAATTCACTTCTAATCTTTCCCAGCTTTTCAAACACTTTAATTTGTTGTGTTGCATCAGAAAGAGCACCGTGAACCTCTTCTTCTCCTAATAAGAGTTTAGACAAGAACTCCATATTCGTTCCAGTTGTTACAAAAGATTCGGGAATAAAACCTTGAGCAGCAGCCTTAGTCCAGGTTGCCTTTGAGAAGTCCATAAGGTCAGCAGCATAAAAATGAGTTCCGGGGGCGTTTCTAACTCTCTCATCAACGGCTTGATAAGCAGCCATCACTTCATCATAAATAGCATCACGCTGTTTTAAACCGGCGGCCTCATATAACTTACTCTTGGCATTGGTAACTTCAGAAGGAGCATAAATCTTAGTACCAATACCACCAGTAGCCTGTTCATGAAATCTAGAAATCAAACTAGAATCTCTAACTCCATCAACACTATCAAGAAAACTACGTTCAAAACTCATATTCTGAATAAGAACCATACCAGAAGACTTAGAGTTAAATTGACTATTAAGAAAAGAAGGAATGTCTGTATCACCATTAAAGAAATGATAATTAGGATCTATAATCTTCTTACCACTAGCATACTCAGCATAGTCGCCTTTCTGATAGAAAGGATTGTTTTTAAGAAGTTCATGTTCAGCCTTTTTATTAACCCCTGTTTTGTCTGTCTCGAATACGGCTTCTACCCCTCCGTATGAAGAACCACTTTTGCTTGCTACGCCGATTGACCATATTCTAGCCTTTCTTTTATTGCCTGCTGCATTTAAATGTTCATCTATATACTCACGAGGGGATAGTCCTGTTGTCTCTATATCAAGAGAGTAGATATTTTCAAAAGGAGTCATTTCAAATCCTTTAATAGTTCCCTATAGGTACTATCCATCTTAAAGAGTTGCTGTTCTGTGACAAAACGATACGTCATTTTAAGTTTATTGTCTTTAATGTATCGAATCGCCGCCATTGCTTTTCTCTTCACATTAATAGCCTTAATCATCTTAGAAGGCTTAATCTCACAAAGTTCCATATGTCCAGTTTTGTAAAGAACAAGACAGTCTGGAATGTAGTGACGCCTCAAACCAGAGGCGTCGATATAAGGGATAGAAAAAGGCTCAACAATAAATTGAACAACATTATCATCATTCTCAATATGAGTTAAAAAAGCATACTCATAAGAAGATCGATAATTCACAAGCCTCTGCATCTTCTTAGATAAGAATTTCCCTGTTCTGTATTTATCGCCTTTATTAAAGAACGCCCCATTGTTTTTGATGTGGGTCTTGTTTTTCTTTTCTTTTTTTGACACTTAAAGCCTCCTGAATAGAAGGGTCAATATAACCACCTTCACTCGCTCTTGTTTTTAAGAGCAGATCTAATTTGTCTTTAATGCTCTCTGTTTCAGCAGATTCAGAGTTTTGATTTAGCATAGTCGCCGCAATCTTAGCTCTTTCTTTTCTGGTCGCAGATAATGACTCTAAAATCTTCAATCTTTGTCGTTTAATTCGTTCTTTAAGGTTAAAGTATTTAGAAATATCCTCTTTAATAATAGCGTTACCATTGTTATCAAAACCCATCACATCTTCTTGACTCATGTCCTGGTCTTGAAGTGAAAGCATTTGTGTTGCCCTTCTCTCATACAGATCTAGTTCTGCTAATTCTGCAACTAAATGCATCTCGGTTGGTCTATCTGCTGTAATGTCAAACTCTTCAAAATAAGCTTCAGTCTTTTCTCGTAGGAACACTTGTTCATAAATACAAGGAGCACCAACAGGTGCTTTGTTCATCTTTTCTAATTCACAGTTATGAACTAAAAGACCATTAGCAAAGAAGTTTGAATTACGGGCAACTTGAATATCATAAACAACTTGTTTTCCTGCTTCTTCAATGCTTTGAATACGAGTGATAAAACAATCTCCATACTCTTGAATAGACATATCAGAATCAACTTCTTCATTGTAGTAAGCATCTGTAAATAAAATGAAATAACCTTCTCTTAATCCATCCTCAATAGAAATCCAAGAAAATCGTTCTCCACCTTTTCTAGCTAAGAAGAGGTGATCTGATGTAGCAGTGATTTGATGACCATGAATGCTTGTGATTTTATAAACCTCTTTAGCAGGTCTTTTAACCATAGAGACAATAATATCTTTTTGCATTTGTCTGCTAGATGTGTCAAAACTCCAAATCATCAATTTGCTTGATTTTAGAATATCTTTGATCTTTTCAGTTGTTCCATCATATAACAGAACTTCTGTATCACCTGTAACGCAAGTCTCTTTAAATCGACAACGTGAACCTCTGCACATCATAGGAGCTGCTGCTGTAACACCACCTGCTGTTGTCTTTGTCAAAGAGCGAGAAAATTGTTTTGCTTGTTCTTCTGTAAGGTGAATGTTTTTATACAAGCTCTCATCAAGTGCAAGTGCGTCTAAATACTTCGTTTTGGTTAGAGTGTCTCCTGCAATCATAAGACCTGTTGAGCCAAACACCAGAGGCGTTTCGGCAAGTCTATCTCCTAACTCTTCTTTTCTTTTATCAATGATTGCTTCAACTGTTGTCTTTTCTGTGATTTTGTTTGATTCTGACAGTTCTTCTGATAATTTGAACAAGTTTGCTAACTCTTGATTGATCATATGTGTTTATTTCCATTTTAAAGCGTTTTGGTTGACTTTAGATTGTTCAGGCTACCCTAGGTTAGACCTGGGTGAGAAATCGAATCTGAGAGGCTTTTAGAGGCCTTCCTGAACTTTTTATGAGCTTTGATTGTGCCTTAAGTTTGTTTATGCTACAATTCTCGACATCAGGTGAAAGACATCTGCTAACCAACCAATACAACTGTACGGTTGATCAATACGAGGAATGAGATATGAAGTTCAACAGCTTCTTAGGCGATATGAGAATGGCTTCTCAACCAGAACGTTTAACCTTTCACAATATGGCGTATGTTTTTTCGACTTGTGAAGAGCCTAGAGTGACATTTGATGATAAGACTGGAATAACGGATGTATGGGCCGCGAATGATGTTGTAAG